CAAATATTTCTCTCCAGTTTCTATTTCCTACTATACCATTAGAATAAAGTTGCGCTGTGTCAGTATCTAAGTAAACACCATACTTGTTATAATTTACATTAGCAGTATTATCTGCAATACTAGTTTGCGCAAGATTTCCAAACTCGTTTGAAGTTATACCAGATGTTGGATAATCATCGAACTGATTTAATTGTGGAGCAGTAACTCCATCTTCAATAGTTCCCCTATCTTCGTCAAACATACTAGTAATGATATTAGTAATAACACCCATTTTACGTACTTTAGTAGGCGGACTAATATAAATTGGAACACTAAATGTTAATGTAGCAATGTCTATTTCTGAATCAACTCCAACTGGTACACTTCGATTTGACCATTGCACATTTTCTAAATTAACAACAGTAATACTTGTCCAATCAATAAAATTGTCAGTAGTTTGCATTTCTAAACTAGGGTTAAACAATACTAAAATTTGTTCTAGTAATTGTAATTTTTGATCAGTGTTTGTTGTCCATATGTCTGCATTGACTCTCATCATATACGGTGTAGGAATTAAACGCTCTACAGTATAATTTTTACCTTGATAGTTAAGATATTCTTGATTAGTTTCGTCATAAGCACGTTCTCTAATATTTGTTTTACGAGTATAAGTTGCATCAGTAAGTCTATCTTTGTCTAACTCTAAGCCAGTTAAGTAAACAGCAATTCTTGGTGCGCTAGGTAATTTATTTTCTGAATTTTCTCTTATTATATTTGCAACTTGTCTTGTAAGATCTCCATATGTAACTGGTACATCTTTTATATTTCCGTCACCTTCTTTGATAGGAAAGTTACTCAAAATACGCATCATTTGAGTAAGATATCTTCTAACTTGTCCGTCATAAAAGTGTTGCATTAGTTATTATCCGCTGTTGGTTTTTTTGGTCTGAGTGCTTTAGATAAACTTTGTCTTTCTTCAACTTGTTCGCCACTTATATTACTTGTGTTAGTGTTGTTGATAAACGATGTTTTATAAGTTTGTCTTTCAAGAGTGTTACTTAAGGTCATTCTAATATCGTCTGTAACTTTCACCCATCTTGCTCCGTCATATCTAAACATTCTATTTGGTAAAAAATCTGTCCTTAAAAAATAATCTCCTTCATTATTATCTCTAGGAAACTGTATACCAAAACCAAATGGCGCACCGTTTGGCGCAACATCTCCAGTACCTACTAAGTATCCCGAATATCCTTCGCGTTCAGGTCTATTAGTAATTTCGTCGGCACTAACTGTAAATCCGCTTGCATCTAAGTCTTCGTTATCTGCTGTTCGTAAATCAATACTACCGTCGTCATTTGTAGCAACAGTATAATAATGATTAATATCATACCCTGATTTAGGAGCATCAGCTTCTGCTTGTGCAACAACAGCATTGTTTATTTGCATTTCTTTTTCGTAAGTAGAAAGTATATCACGTAATGTGTTATCGCTACCTTCTTCAGCAGGAAGATCTAGTATTTCTTTAAATTCTGTACTGTCTACGATTTGTTTTAATTTTATTCTATATAAATGCGGATACCAAGTTTGGCTAAACCCTTCTGCTGCACGATTCACATCTTCTACAACATAAAATCTTTTGAGTGCAATACTATAATCATTTAGTGCATATTCGTCTTTTAAGTGAGGTAATTCTATTACATCCCCACTCATAATTTTTCTACCAAGTGTTTTAACTGAACTGTTAATATGTATAGTCATAAACAGTGTATCATTACTTAAAAATAACCCAAATTGACTTAGATCAAAGTCAATATCTTGTACATTATAAATGCCACGCATTGAGTATACATCAGGATCATATTTTCTATCTCTATTTTCTAAGAATAACAAATCTTGAATGTTAGTTTCTTTTACTACATCATATTGCGGCTGATCAGCTGTAGCTTCACCGTCGGCAGGATTGTTAGGTCCTATATATTTGTGTACATTAATGTCAGTACCGCCAATGGTAAACATTTCATAAACTTGTTTGTCTATAAAGTGATAATCATTTCCGCGCTCTGGTTTATATAAAGATAGTCTTGGCATATACATATTTATCGTAACGATAAATACTATGTGGAGAAACTTATATGGCAGATTTAGCAACACAAAAACAAGAAGTATACGACTATGTAAACACATTTCTCGGCGGTGGAATGGTTGATGTAGAACTTGACCCAATACATTATGAAACAGCTCTAACAAAAGCATTGACTAAATTTAGACAACGTAGTGATAATAGTGTTGAAGAATCATATATGTTTTTAACAACTGTAGTAGATCAAAATGAGTATACATTGCCAAATGAAGTTATAGAAGTTCGTAAATTATTCCGTAGAAGTATAGGTTCTAGAACTGGTGGCGGTGATGGCGGCAGTTTGTTTGAGCCATTTAATTTAGCATACACAAATACATACTTGCTATCTAGCTCTAAAATGGGCGGACTAGCAACATATGATTTGTTTGCACAACACCAAGAACTTGTAGGACGTATGTTTGGATCATTTATCGAGTTTAAGTGGAGTAATACAAGTAAAAAACTTACATTACTACAACGCCCTAGAGCAGAAGAAGAACTATTACTTTATTGTTACAACTATCGTCCAGATTCGGAACTATTAAGTGATTACTTAGCAGTGCAATGGATTAAAGATTATACACTTGCAAGTTGTAAATATATGTTAGGCGAAGCACGTTCAAAGTTTGCTACTATTGCTGGACCACAAGGTGGTTCAACACTTAACGGTGATGCACTAAAAGCTGAAGCACAAGCAGAATTAGAAAAGCTAGAAGCTGATGTATCACTTGCAGTTAGTGGCGGTACTGGATACGGTTTTCTTATTGGTTGACAATTTGCATTAAAGACTATACACTATAAATTAATATAGAGGTATATCTTTTATGAAATTATTAGTTATCGGACACGGTCGCCACGGTAAAGATACTGTGTGCGAAATTTTACAACAAAATTATAATCTAAGTTTTGAATCAAGCAGTCGATTCTGTTCAAAACTTTTTATCTATGATATGCTAAAGGACAAGTATGGATATGCTGATGAAGAAGAGTGCTATGCTGACAGGCATAATCACAGAGCAGAATGGTATGATGCTATCTGCGATTTTAATAAAGGCGATGGAGCTCGCTTAGGTCGAGAAATATTTAAACAACACGATATCTATTGTGGACTACGTAATAAGCGTGAATTCTACGCTATGAAAAATACAAATGTATTTGATTATGCTATTTGGGTCGATCGTAGTGATCATCTTCCTCCTGAAGCAAAAGACTCAATGAGTTTAGAACAATGGATGGCAGATTTCACTATTGATAACAACAGCAACCTTGACGAACTTATGTTTAATACGTACCAACTTGTAGAACATTTAAAAGTCAGGACGTAAATCTCCTTGTCTCCAACGGACGCCTTCTTTTTGAACTAAACGCTGACAATTTGCACATATTGTTTTTAGATTATTAGGTCGACAATTATTTAAATCTCCGTCGATATGAAAGACATTAAATTGTTCTGTATGTTTTGATTTAAAACCGCACTTTTCACATTCTTCTTTTTTAACATAACCTCGTTGTTTCCATATAGGTATGCCGTGATGAATGCCATTTCGTAAACAGCGTTCGCACAGTTTTCGATAATATGTTTTACCTTGCTTTTTGTAATTAATAGCAGCAGGCCGCTCTCCGCACTGACATAAAGGTCTCATAGTGTATTTAGCTCACCTTTTTGGTGCCTTTTTCGGGGTGTATATAAGGGTGAAAACTTTCTAAATTAATAAATACACTATATAAAACAATATCATTTTGATAGGAGAAATAAAAATGGCATTAGTATCACCAGGCGTAGAAGTCAATGTAATTGACGAATCATTCTACACTCCGGCCGCAGCTGGTACTGTACCTATGATTTTTGTCGCAACTGCTAGTAATAAAACTTCAAGTAGTGGCGCAGGAATTGCAGCAGGTACAACCAAAGCAAACGCTGGTAAACCATATCTAATCACCAGCCAGCGAGAGCTTGGTGAAACATTCGGAGATCCATTATTTTACTCAGATGCCAATGGCAATATGATTCACGCAGGTGAATTAAATGAGTATGGATTACAAACTGCATATTCTGTATTAGGTGTATCTAATAGAGCATATGTAGTAAGAGCAGACATCGACTTAGCTAAACTTACTGCACAATCAAATGCACCAGGTGGTGAACCTGCTAACGGTGCAAAATGGATTGATACGCAAACTTCAAGTTTTGGTATTTTAGAATGGAATAGCAACGCTGTTACAACAACAGGCGGTCAGTCTTTTTCAGTAGTACCTAGAACTGTGTTAGTTGAAGCTTCAGATATTGATTCGAACACATCAGCACCAAAAACATCAATTGGACAAATTGGTGATTATGCTATTGATGGCACAATTGATGTAAACGATACTGCTACAGAGTTTAGAACATTTTATAAAACTCCAGGACATTCATCAGCAGCAGGTTCTGCAGGTGATTGGGTTAGAGTTGGTTCAACTCAATGGTCAGCAAGTTGGGCAACAGTTAGAGGTAGTAAAACACCAGTAAGTATTGCATTAAGCGATTCAATGGTAATTAACAGTTTAGAAGTTACTTCTTCAGGCACAACACTTACTACACTTGCAGCAGATATTAATGCTAGAGGTATTGCAGGTGTATCAGCAGCAGTAGTTGATAGTGCATTAGAACTTTATTCAACAGGTGTTGATATTATAATTGAAACAGGATCAGGGTCACTAGTAGGTGACGAAAATACTGCTTCAGAAGATGGTGGCGCATTAGGTATTATAACAGGCACATATGCTGCACCTAAAGTTACTATTGCACCTCACACAAGCGTTCCTGCATACAAAGATGGCGGTTCAGCAGAAGCACCTAGTGGTTCACTTTGGATTAAAACTACAAGTCCAAATGGTGGAGCAGACATTAGTGTTAAATCTTACAATAGCGACACTCAGCTTTGGGAATCTATTGATGCACCAATGTACGCAAGTCCAGAAAGAGCACTATTTGGTTTAGACAAAAGCGGTGGCGGATCAAATCTTCTTGCAGGAGATTTATATGTAAAAGCTAACATTAACGAAACAGATCCAATTTTATTAGACTTCCAAGTTTTTTCAAGAGCAGCAGCCGGAGCAACAGTTGTAACTGGTGATAAAATTACCACTCAACTAGTATCTGGTACATATTCTTTTGATATTGCAGAAACTACAGCAGGAAGTTTAACTAGATCTAATAAGACAATATCAGTTACAACTTTAGGTTCTAGTGCAGATGCAGATATTGTTGCAGCAGGTATTAATGCAGCCGGATTCACTAATATCGTTGCACTTGTTGATGCTTCAAATAGAATTGTTATTCAGCATAAAACAGGCGGCGATTTCCGTATTGCCGATACTGATGGACTTTTAAGTTTAGCAGGTTTTGTTGCTACAGGAACTAACAAAAAAGCTAATCTTTACACTGCACCTAGTGGCGATACAGCTAATGATTTAGTTGCATCAAACTGGAAGCCTTTAGAAGCAACTGCTAGTGATGATGCACCAGCAAGTCTAACAGCAGACGGCGAATTATGGTACAGCTCAGTAGTTGACGAAGTTGATATGCTAGTACACGACGGCAGCGGCGGATGGAGAGGATATCTAAATGTATATCCTAATTCAAATGCAACTGGTCCTATTGTAAGTGCTAGTGAACCAACACTACAAACAGACGAAACAAGTCCACTAGTTGAAGGCGATTTATGGGTTGACACTTCAGACGTAGAAGCATACGGCACACTATATCGTTATAATG